TCTAAAGCTGACATACAAGCACAATTACCTATTGTAGAATTTGATATGGCTATGGAAGATTTAAGAACCAAAAGAAATAAACTAATTGCAGAAACAGATTACCTTGCCTTATCTGACCAGACATTATCTACAGAAATGTCAACATATAGACAGGCATTAAGAGATATAACAAATGGTTTAACTACTGTTGAAGAAGTTGAGGCAGTAGTATGGCCAACTAAACCAGAGTAAGGAAAAACAATGGCGATCATATCTAACGGAACAACTATTATCAGTAGTGGTGCGTTGGCTAGTGGTATAGGTGGTGTTAATACTCCATACTTTTCTGCACACAAAACAAGTAATCAGGATATAAATCATTCAACTACAGGAAAACTTACTTTTGAAGCTGTTTCAAGTGAAAGTACATCTGGTGTTTTTGATTTAACTAATAATAAATTTACTGCAACAGAAGCTGGAAAATATTTATTTCAATTTAAAGTAACATTTTATGATAGTGCTAATGAGTTATATAGAGCAGATGCTTATTTTTATGATAATGGAAATCAAAGAAGAAAAAATATTTTTTTTGATAATGCTGGTTCAATTAGAGAAGTTGTTTTAACTGAAACTTGGATACAAGATGTATCAGTAAATGATTATTTTGAAATGTATGCTTTTGTACAAACTAACGACAGTGGTTCTTGTGCTATTGCTGGTAATGCAGATAGTAGTGCAAAAGAAACAGTTTTTAGTGCAATGAAAATTGTAGAATAAGGAAAATAAATTATGCCATTATACGCAAACGGAATAGAACAGGTTAACACTCCAACTTTTTTAGTTCGTAAAAATGGAGATCAATCTATATCAGCAAGTACATGGACTAAAATAACTGGATGGTCAGAAATTTTTGATCCACAAAGTAAATTTTCATCAGATAAATTTACACCAGGAGTTGCTGGAAAATATTTTATTTATGGTTATGTTTATTTACTTGGAATAAGTGGAGAAAGATTTTTAGTTGGTCTTTACAAAAGTGGTACTAGATTTGTAGAATCTGGTTCTATGGCTTCAGCAGCTAATAATTATCCTCAATTAGTTTGTGGTTATGCTGATCTTAACGATACAGATTATATTGAATTATATTTTAATTCTGCTGGTGGAAGTAGTACAGCTTATTCAAGTGGAATTACTGTTCAATGGGGTGGATACAGAATAATCGAATAATATAAATAGTAATAAAAGGAAAAAATATGGCAAATTTAGCAACAAAAGTAAAACTTTATGCAGCTGCAAATGGTGTTTCTAGTGTAAATTTTTTAACTGACGTTTTGTTACAAGACGACTCAGACGGTAATGGACCATACATTAAAGAATGGAATATTTCAGGTGTTACAAAACCGACTAACGAACAATTGGCATCTTATGAAACTGCTGGAAATACTGCTGAGAGTAGTGCTCAAGTAGATGTAACAAGAAAAGTTGCTTATGGTGATATAGGTGCACAGTTAGACATGATGTATTGGGATAATGTTAATGGTACAACTACTTGGAAAGATCACGTAGCACAAGTTAAAACTGATAATCCAAAGAGTTAATAAGGAGAAAATAAATGCCTAGATTTAAATTAGTAGATGGTGTTTCAGTTCAGTTAACTGCTGAAGAAGAAGCGGCCAGAGATGCTGAAGAAGCAGCATGGACTGCTGGTGCTTTTGATAGAGAAATTGCAAGTTTAAGATCAACAAGAAATACTTTATTAAAAGATAGTGATTGGACAATTTTACCAGATAGTCCTCTTACAGACGCAAAAAAGACTGAATGGGAAACTTATCGTACATCATTAAGAAATTTAACTAGTGGTCTTTCGACAGTAGAACAAGTAAACGCTGTTAGTTGGCCAACTAAACCAGAGTAAGGAAAAACAATGGCAATAATATCTAATGGTACGACCATGTTAAATAGTGGTGCATTTAATGTAGCATTAGGTGGTTTGGTTTTGTTATCAACTTCTACTGCTTCTAATTCATCATCTGTAGAAATAACAAGTGGAATAGATAGCACTTATCCTATTTATAAAATTGAATGGATTAATGTACATCCTGGAACTAATGATGTTGAGTACCATGTAAATTTTTCTTCTGATGGTGGTTCAAACTATAATGTAACAAAAACCTCTACTGTTTTTGATGCTGAACACAATGAAGATGATAGTTATGCAAATTTATCTTACAACAGTTCTATGGATTTGACACAAAGTACAGGAAATCAACAGATTGGAAGGTCAGCATATAGTAATTCTGATGCTAGTGATAATGGATATTTGTTTTTATTTAATCCATCATCTACAACTTTTGTAAAACATTATATAGCTGAAAATAGTCAAATGGCTACAGCACCAAGAGAAAGTCATTTTTTTATAGCTGGATATTGCAACACAACTTCGGCAGTTAATGCAGTTCGATTTAGATTTGCTTCTGGCAATATAGAAACAGGAACTTTTAAACTTTATGGAATAAAGGATTCATAATGGCAGTAGTATCAAATGGAACAACATTAATAAGTGGTGGTGCTTTAGATAGTGCAGTATCAACAGGAAGTTTAACATTACTTTCTACTCAAACTGCAAGTGCTAGTTCATCAATAGATTTTACTTCTGGGATAGATTCAACTTATGATTCTTATATTTTTAAATTTATTGATATTCACCCGTCAAATGATAATACTAATTTTCAAGTTAATTTTCGTAAATCTGGTGACACAACTTTTACTGCAACAAAAACATCTACTTTTTTTAGAGCATATCATTTTGAAAATGATGGTGGAGCAGGTATAGGTTATCAAACAGGATTTGATTTAGCACAAAGCACAGGATCTCAAAGTTTAATGCCAAATGTTGGAAACGATAACGACCATTGTTGTGTTGGAACATTACAACTTTTTAATCCATCTAGCACGACCTTTGCAAAACATTTTATTTTTAGAGGAAGTAGATCACATCAAGCTGATTTTGCTGTTGAGGATTGTGCAGGTGGATATTGTAATGAAACTCTTGCTATTACTGGGGTTCAATTTACTTTTCTTAATGGAAATATAGATAGTGGAATAATCAAAATGTATGGGGTAAAATAATGGGATTAATATCTAACGGCACAACAATATTCAACAATGGTTCAATGGCATCAGGCTTTGGTGGAAGTTTAGTATTTTTATCAAAACAAACTGCTAGTGCATCTTCCTCTATTAGCTTTACATCTGATATTGATAGCACATATAAGGAATACATTTTTTATTATGTTAATATTCATGGCTCACAAGATAATGCTTTTTTTGAAGTAGGTTTTAGAGATGGTGGTAGTTTGTATGACGCAATTAAAACAACAACCCATTTTAAAACACAACATTCAGAAAATGATGTTTATGCAGATATAGCTTATCAATCTGACGGAGATTTAGCACAATCAACAAGTTTTCAACAATTAGTTAGAAATTCTGGTAATGATAATGACCAATCTGTAAGTGGTTATTTACATTTATTTAATCCCTCATCTACAACTTTTGTTAAACATTTTATCGGTAGAGGTAATTCATATCAATTTGAAGATTTAAGTATGGATAGTTTTGTAGCTGGATATTGTAATACTACAACTGCAATAGATGGAGTACAATTCAAATTCTCAGGTGGTACAATAGATGCTGGAGAGATATTATTATTCGGAGTAAGTTAAAGTATAAATAACTATATATTATATTAAGTGAGGTAAATAATGTTAGATACATATTTTGTTGAAGGTGGTATTGGTAAACATATCATGTTCTCTTGTCTTATTGACAAGTTAGTAGAAAAGGCTGGTGAGCCTATACAAGTGTACACACCCTATGTTGATGTATTTGCTAATAACATGAAAGTGAAATTAGCATTTGACGCCAACACAATTCCAAATAACGATCATAGAATAAGACAATCCGATAATATCTATTTTTGCGAACCATACAAATCAAACTTTATGTTAGGTAAAGAGCATTTGGTAGAGTCATATTGTAAATTACATGGTGTAGAATTTAAAGATACGATGGCACCTACAATGTACACAACGCATTTAAAACCACAAGCTGAGAAGTGGTTAGCAGATAACAAAATTACAGGTAAATATGTTTTAGTACAGTTTACAGGAGGTCAACCACCAGTAGGATGGAATCAAAATAATATCTATAATTCACCAAATCCAGGTAGAAATTATCCACATTTTCTAGCACAACAGGTAGTTAATATATTAAAAGAAAATGATCCAAACTTAACTATTATTGATTGTACATTGCCAAATGAACCTGCTTATATGAATACAATTAAGTGTACAGAAAGATATCCTATTATACATGAGTTACTAAAAAATTCTGAAGGATTTATAGGTATGGATTCTTCATTAAATCATATGTCAGCTTCTACAAAAACAAAAGGTGTTGTTGTATGGGGCTCTACAAAGTGGACACAATTTGGTTGGTCACATAATAAAAATTTATCTCACTTTATGAAGGATAAATGGGATGACAGTAAATACAATGATGTTGATCCTAGAAATATTATGGTCGATCCAAATGATGTTGTTAAGGCATATATAAATAGAGATAAGTTAAGTAAAAATCAAACCAATGAGGTTTACTGCTTGACGGTATAATAATCATTACTATATAACAAAAAAAAAGGAGTATGATATGATTACAATAGATGAAAAACAATATGACGAGTCAAATTTATCTGACAAAGGTAGAATTGCATTAGGTCAAATTGTTAGAATACAAGGTAAAAGACAACAGTTGCAAGGTGAACTAGGTGATTTAGCTATTTCTGAAAAACACTATTCAGATGTTTTAAGAGAAGAGTCTAAAGACTTAGCAGAGATTACACCTGAAACTGAAACTTCTACAAACGTTGCATCAGCAAACGGAGTAGATACATCATCGCCTGTAGAAACTAAAACTGAAGAAACAACTGCTGAAACAACCAATTAAGTAATAGATTATATTACAAAATGAAACGGTATTATTACTTACTTGGTTTACCTAGAGCTGGAAATACATTATTTGCATCTTTATTAAATCAAAATAAAGACATTGCTGTTACAGCAAATAGTCCCACAGTTGAGTTGATGGGTGCATTTAATAATGTAGCACGTACATTGGTTACAGTAAAAAACTTTCCCGATTATACAGGTATAGACAATGTTCGTAATAATTTCTATGACCTCTATTTTCAACATTATCCTCAAAAATATATTTTAGATAGAGCACCTTTAAGACTATATCTTTTAAATAATTTTCAATCAATTATAAAAAATAAAGTTAAAATTATTATACTTTGGAGAGATTTATTTGAAGTGTTAGCATCATTTTTAAGTTGGTCTGAAAGTCATTTTACTAATATGTTTGGAGATATGAAAGACCATGCAGAAAAAATAGATTTTCTTTTAGATCCAAAACAAGGTAATTTACCTACACAGTTAAGTATTGTAAGAGAGTATTCTGAGTATGAGTATTTAGATATAGTTCATTATGTTAAATATGATGATTTAGTAAATGACACTGAAAATACTATTAACAAGGTATACGATTTTTTAAATATACCTAGGTTTGAACATAGATTTGATAACTTAAATCAACTTGAATTAAATAATACAAAATATATTGATGACGGTATATTTGGAAAAGGCCTACATACTATAAGAACTGATGTAGTTAAAAAAAGAGATTATGATTACATGAAATATATACCAAAAGCATCATACGAAAAATATAAACATTTAAACTTTATACCATATTCTAATTTATGATAGGAAACTTAACAGGTCATTTGATATGTTATGGATTAATGAAAGGAATTTATGAAACCATCAGGTGGAAGTGAAATACAAAGATGGCATTTAGAAGAAAATCTAAAAGAAAATGAATTAGATGGTATTAATTTAATTACATCTACTTGTCATCCTGATCTAATAGATAGGTCTAAAATTAATGTTGTTTGGCAACAATTAAGTTGGGATCAACAAAATGTACAATATATGGCTGATAGAAGATTTGTAGATTCAGTTCAGTATTTTGTATATAATAGTCATTGGTGTTATCAACGATTTAGAGAGAGGTTTGCTATACCTGAATATAAATCTACTGTAATTAAAAATGCAACATATAAATTTGATAATGTAGAAAAATCTAAAGATGGTAAAATTAAATTAATTTATACCTCAACACCTTGGAGAGGTTTAAATGTATTATTGATGGCCATACAACATTTAAATAAAACAAGAGATGATTTTGAGGTAGATATATATTCTTCTACAAAAATTTATGGTTCAGATTTTGAAAAAAGTGAACAAGATAAGTTTAAACCTTTATTTGATGCATGTTCAAATACTAAAAATATTAACTATAAAGGGTATGGTACAAACGAAGAAATAAGAAAATCACTAGAACAAGCACATATATTTTCATATCCAAACAATTGGGAAGAAACATCATGTATTGCAGCTATTGAAGCATTAACTGCTGGTTGTTATGGTGTAGTTACAAACTTTGGCGCTCTAGTTGAAACATGTACTGATTTTGCAACTTATGTAGATTATGAACCAAACGTTGAATTATTAGCTCAAAGATACGCAATAGTACTTAGTAAAGTAATTGATAAATATAAAAATAATGAATATGATAATCTTTTAAAACAACAGGTAAATTATTATAATAGTTTTTACAGTTGGGATTATAGAATGTTACAATGGAGGGACTTTTTTAAGTCTATAAAAAATGGCAGATAAACCTGGAATTTGGTTAGGCACACCATGTCACTCAAACGTGTCAGTTCACTACATGCAATCTGTATTAAACTTAGCAAGAACTTGTTGGGTAAACAATATGCCCTTTGCAAACTTTGGCATGCAAGGTTCACTTATAACTCATTTAAGAAATCAAATATTATCTGAATATTTACAAAGCGATCCTATCTATACACATTTTTTATTTTTAGATGCTGACATTTATATTCAACATGAAACAGTTTTAAAAATGTTACAGTTTGATAAAGATGTTATTTGTACTCCTTATCCTAAAAAAACATTTAATTGGGAAAAAGCATGGAAAAGAGTTGGTCAAGGAAGAGTTAAAAATGCTGATGATTTAAGAAGATCAGGATTTGAGTTTCCTACTAAAAAGGATGGGTTCTTATCTGAGATGACACCAGACGGCCTTATAGAATTGACACATGCTCCAACTGGAACATTATTAGTTAAACGAGAGGTCTTTCATAAAATGATTAATCAATATCCAGAAAGAGAAGTGAAAGAATTTATGCAAGATCAAAAAACTATAAAACCACTTAATTACAACTTTTTTGATGTTTACCATGACCCTAAAACAAAAGAATACTTTAGTGAAGACTTTGGTTTTTGTAGATTATGGACTGAAATGGGCGGTAAATGTTGGGCATATGTTACCGAAGATGTTGCACATATAGGTGATTTTCAGTATTTTGGTAGAATGTATGATGACTTTGAGTTTGTTGGAAACAAAGGCACTTTACCGTCAGATTTTAATATAGGTAAATATAATAAAAAAGTATAATCTTCTTTAATAGGTTACTATTATAAATATACCATAGAATTATAAAGGAATACTATGGCAAATCCAGCAACAAGAGAAGAATTAAAACAGTACGCTTTACGTACATTAGGTAAGCCTGTCATTGAAATTAACGTAGATGACGACCAATTAGAAGATAGATTAGATGAAGCGTTACAATATTTCGCACAATATCACTATGATGGTGTTGAAAGAACATATCTAAAATATCAAGTTACTCAAGCAGATGTAGATCGAATCAAATCTCCTGATGGAGATACGTCTTCAAGTGTAACTAAAAATTCTGTAACTACTGCATGGACTGAACAAAATAATTTCATAGTAGTACCAGAAGCTGTATTAGCAGTTACAAGAATATTTCCTCTTTCAAATAGAGGTAATCAAAATATGTTTGATATACGATATCAAATGAGATTAAATGATTTGTATGATTTTTCATCTACTTCAATTATTCATTATGAAATGGTAATGAAACATTTAGATTTTTTAGACCACATATTAGTTGGTGAAAAACCTATTAGATTTAATCAATACAATAATAGATTGTATGTAGATATGGATTGGAAAACTGATATATCAGTTGGTGAGTATCTTGTAATTGAATGTTTTAGAAAATTAGACCCTACAGTTATGACAGATGTTTATAATGATATATACTTAAAAAGATACGTCACAGCCTTATTTAAAAGACAATGGGGTGCAAATTTATCGAAGTTTAATGGTGTTACAATGTTAGGTGGTGTAACTCTAAATGGTCAACAATTATTCCAAGAGGCACAAACAGATATACAAAAATTAGAAGAAGAAATAAGAGGCACATACGAAACGCCTGTAACATATATGATAGGATAATGACATGCCAGTCAACCATTACTTTCAAGGCGGTAACGGTATCGGAAACGATGCTGAAAAAAGACTACACGAAGATTTAATTATAGAAGGCCTTAAAATTTATGGCCAAGATGTATTTTACTTACCACGAACATTAGTTAATCAGGATTTAATTTTAGGTGAAGATGTACTTTCTAAGTTTGATGATTCATATTTAGTTGAAATGTATGTTGAAACAACTGAAGGTTTCCAAGGTGAACAAGAATTAATTTCTAAGTTTGGTTTAGAAATAAGAGATGATACAACGTTTGTGATTGCAAAACGTAGATGGCAAAATCAAGTAGATAACACAGCAACACTAATCAAGGACGGTAGACCTAACGAAGGTGATTTAATATACGTACCTTTATTTAATTCTTTCTTTGAAATACAATTTGTTGAAGATCAGGAACCATTCTTTCAATTAGGTAATTTACCAGTATATAAGTTACGAGCTACTAAATTTGAATATAGTTCAGAAAGAATTGATGGTACTATACCTCAAATTGGTGAAGCGGAAGATAACTATTCACTAGATCAATTAAGATACCAAGTTACTTTAGAAGATGGTACAGGTTCAATATTACTTGAGTCTTCAACGGGTGAAACAAACTATATGATAAGTGAAGATTTTAATATTGCAACTCAATCAAAAGATTATGCTGACAACACAACATATGAAACAGATGCTGGTTTTGGCACAACAAGTACAGCAGATGATATACTAGACTTTACTGAAAGAAATCCTTTTGGTGAAGTAGATGAAGGATTTTAGATATGTTTGGAAAACACTTTTACCATGAATCATTAAGAAAAGTTGTTGTTGCTTTTGGTACAATTTTTAATAATATTGTTATTCATAGAACAGACAGTAATGATAATGTTGTACAATCAATAAGAGTGCCGTTAGCATACTCTCCAAAAGAAAAGTTTTTAGTAAGATTAGAGCAACAATCAGATTTAACAAATAAAGAATTTTCAATATCTTTACCTCGTATGGGATTTGAAATAACAGGAATATCTTATGACGCAGGCCGTAAACTACAAAAAGTAGGTAAGTTTAGAGCACCAAGAAGTGATAGAGGTGATGTAATGGATTATCAATATAATCCTGTACCATATAATATATCTTTTAATTTATATTCATTTACAGCAAATGCTGAAGGTGGTCTACAGATTGTAGAACAAATATTACCATATTTTCAACCAGATTATACAGTTACAATTAATACAATACCAAGTATGGGTATTAAGAGAGATGTACCAATTATTTTAAATAGCGTTAATTATGAAGACACTTACGATGGTTCATTTACTACAAGACGTGCTGTAAATTATACTTTAAGTTTTACGGCAAAAACATATCTGTATGGTCCTGTGTACTCACAAAGAGTTATTAAAAGAACACAGGCTGATATATATTCAGATACAGAATCAACTGAAAAAAGAGAAGAAAGAATTGTGGTTGTACCAAATCCAACTGACGCAAGTTCAGATGATGATTTTGGATTTACAACAACTATAACAAGCTTTACGGATTCTAAAAATTACGATCCGTCAAGTGGTTCTGACAAATAGTTATGAGTATAGATGATAAAATAAACGAAGCCCTTGGCATCACTACTGAAAAGCCAGTTACTAAAGCTGTAGTTAAAAAAGAATATACTCCTCCTGTTCCTAGAATTGAAGATAAAGAAAAAGAGGATGTGGATAACGATTACAAATATAGTAGAGAAAATTATTACAATCTAATTGAAAGAGGCCAAGACGCAATTCAAGGCATACTTGATATTGCAAATGAAAGTCAACATCCTCGTGCTTACGAAGTTGCAGGTAATCTTATTAAACAAGTTGCTGATACCGTAGATAAATTACAAGATTTACAAGGTAAACTTAAAACACTTAAAGATGTTCCCAACAAAACAAACAATACAAATATTAAACAAGCCTTGTTTGTGGGTTCATCAGCAGAATTACATAAAATGTTAAAGAACAAAAACACACAAGTTCAAAGTGAAGAAGATAAAGATTTTAAAAAGGTAAATGATGAGTGAAGCGTACTTAGGTAATCCTAATCTTTACAAAGCAAATCTCAAACAAGAATACACCGAAGAACAAATAAGAGAGATTGCTAAATGTATGGAAGACCCTATACATTTTGTAAAAACATATACTAAAATTGTAAACATTGATGAAGGATTAGTTCCTTTTAATATGTATGGTTTTCAGGAAAAAATGGTTAAGACGTTCCACGATAATCGTTTTTCTATCTGTAAACTGCCTAGACAATCAGGTAAATCAACAACTATTATTGCATATCTATTACATCAAGTTATATTTAACGATAATATTAATGTGGCCATACTTGCCAACAAAAGTTCTACTGCTAGAGATTTATTAGGTCGTCTTCAACTTGCATATGAAAACTTACCTAAATGGTTACAACAAGGTGTCTTAAATTGGAATAAAGGTTCACTTGAATTAGAAAACGGTTCAAAGATACTTGCAGCTGCAACGTCTTCAAGTGCTATTCGAGGTGGTTCATTCAACATCATATTCCTTGATGAGTTTGCTTTCATACCTAATAATATATCTGAGCAATTTTTTAGTTCAGTATATCCTACAATTTCTTCTGGTAAAAAATCTAAAGTAATGATTGTATCTACACCACATGGAATGAATATGTTTTATAAATTGTGGAATGATGCAATACATAAAAGAAACGATTATGTACCTATTGAAGTACATTGGTCAGAGGTGCCAGGTAGAGATGATAAGTGGAAAGAAGAAACTATAAGAAATACTAGTGAGGCACAATTTGCCACCGAGTTTGAATGTGAATTTGTAGGTTCAGTTGATACACTAATTAATCCATCAAAATTAAGAACGTTATCTCACAACACACCATTAGTTTCAAACGCAGGTTTAGATATGTATGAAAGAGCAGAAAAAGGTAAAGATTATGTTATGACAGTTGACGTTGCTCGTGGTACGATAAGAGATTATTCAGCCTTTACTGTATTTGATGTTTCAAAAATGCCATATAGAATGGTTGCAAAGTTTAGAGATAACGAAATTAAACCTATATTGTTTCCACACACAATAGAAAAGGTAGCAAGAGAATACAATAATGCTCACGTTTGTGTTGAGGTAAATGATTTAGGACATCAAATAGCAGACGCTTTACAGTTTGAATTAGAATATACAAATCTATTAATGTGTATGATGAAAGGTAGAGCAGGACAGGTATTGGGTGGAGGCTTCAGTAAACGAGGAACACAACTAGGTGTTCGTATGACAAAACAAGTAAAACGTATAGGTTGTTCAAACTTAAAATCTTTACTTGAAGGTGACAAAATGCTTATACCAGATTTTCATACTATACAAGAATTGTCAACATTTGTAAGACGAGGTAGTGGTTGGCAAGCTGAAGAAGGTTCTAATGATGATTTAGTTATGTGTTGTGTCATATTTGCATGGATAACAAATCAAAGATATTTTAAAGAAATGACAGACCAAGATGTACGTGCTAGAATGTATGAAGAACAACAAAACGCAATAGAACAAGATATGGCACCATTTGGGTTTATGGATGATGGTTTAGATGATGATAGTTTTCAGGATGACTCAGGAGAGCGATGGACTCCAGTGACCGTGCGAAAAGGTGAAATATTATAAATATAAACGAGATTAATGATACCTATTAGCTAATAAGAGGAGAACAACATATATGGCATTTCAAGTTTCACCAGGTGTTGTCGTACAAGAAAAAGACTTAACAAACGTAATACCAGCAGTAGCTACAACGATCGGTGCTATTGCAGGACAATTCTCACAAGGACCAATGGATGAAGTAGTATCTATTGCTTCTGAAAAAGAATTAGTTGAAACATTTGGTAAGCCTGACTCTAACACTTTTGAATACTTTTTTAGTGCTGCAAGTTTTTTACAGTACTCATCAAGTTTAAGAGTTGTACGAGCAACAAATACAGGTGCATTTAACGCTACTGCTAGTGGCGGTGGTGCAACACTAATTAAAAATAATTCAGATTATGATGACGGTTTTACACCAGACGGTTTATGGGCAGCTAGAACTGCAGGTGCGTGGGGAAATAATATTAAAGTTTCAATATGTCCTAACACACCATCAGCTTACGAAAATACTTCAGCAACTACAGTAAATGACGCTTCAACAGCAGTTGGAGATACAACAATTACTGTATCTGATGGTTCAGCATTAAACGTAGGTGATATTATAAACTTTGGAGAAGCAGGTGGATACGAATACAGAATTACTGCAATTGCAACAGATGATGTAACATTCGTAAGACATCCTTCAGGTACAGGTGGTTTACATACTGCTGTAGCTGACTCTTCAACA